ATTAAAAAGTAATACTAATTTATCGCATCATATACAATTACTGGGGTCATTAGCCCTTAACCGGATGTACAAAAATGGTATTGGTTTTGATGAACATAAAGCTCAAGAACTATTAAGAGAACTTAATGCTACCTTGGAGGTACAACATGCCAAGATGTCTTGTTACGGTTTTGTAAAAGGCATTAAAGGGAATCAAAAAGCATATAACCACGTAATAGAATACTTAGGTATTAAGTTACCTAAAACTACGGAAGGTGATTACTCTATGAAGGAGAGTGATCTTGAAAAATACAAAGGTAATCACTTCATAGCCTCTTTCTTGGATTACAAAAAGACTGAAAAAACTACATTCTTTATTAGAAAGTTATCTGGCAGTCGCGTTCACCCAAGATATGATTTGCTAAAAAATACAGGGAGGACCGGATGTTCCTCACCCAATATACAACAGTTACCTCGTGATGGATCAATACGATCAATGTTCAAAGCGGAGGAAGGTAACACTTTACTGATAACGGATTACAGTGCTATAGAGCTTGCTACACTGGCTCAACACGTATATACCACGCAAGGAAGTTCGGTTATGCGAGATAAGATAAATGAAGGGGCGGATCTGCATAAATATTATGCATCCGTCTTATTCGGAGTAGATGAGGATAAAGTAGAGAAGTGGCAACGACAAGCTGCTAAGGCTGCTAACTTTGGATTCCCAGGTGGATTAGGTATAGAAACCTTTGTCGAGTTTGCTAAGGGGTATGACATTAATCTAACAGCAGATGAAGCACAACACATGAAGAATACCTGGTTTAATGCCTTCCCTGAGATGAAGCAGTATATGCAGGGAGAACAAGGGAGCGTATGGACCCTTACAGGTAGACTTAGAGCTGATACAACCTACTGCGCAGAGAAGAACACAGCCTTTCAAGGATTAGCCGCAGATGGGGCTAAAATAGCCTTATATAACCTTATGGACGCAGGCTACAAGCTGGTAGGCTTTGTACACGATGAAATAATCACGGAAGTGCCTGAAAATACAGCAGAAGAAATGCGTGGACTACAGGAGGAAATTATGATAAACTCAATGTCACTCGTAGTACCTGATGTAAAAATCAGTGTAGAATCTACAGTTTCATCCAGGTATTGTAAATGAAATTCAATCAAGGAGACTGGGTCAAAGTTACGAGGGAGGGGGTTAGCGACGGTGGCTTAGGAGCTATTGTAGGTAGAGAGATCTACAATGGTAAAAGCATATACCGAGTTATCCTGTTAGAGATGCCAGAGGTCGAATTAACATGTGCCGAAGAAGATCTAGTCAACTGGACTGAAAGTTTAAAGAATAAAAATTTGCCCTCTATTTGCGAGTGTGGAGGCGACAAACTGGAAATACCACATCATTATGGGTGGTGTCCTAAGGGTTAGTCATGAGTAAAATAGTGAAGATGCACGACAGCAGAGACAAGATGATTGATAAATTAATTGATGATAAGAATCGCATATACACTAGACTAAAAAGAGAAGAAAGAGAAAATGCAGTACTAAGATCTCAGATAAAGTATGTCAAGGAAAGGCTTAAACATGCTGAGAAAAAGATGAAGGAATTATCTAATGAAATCAATGACAATAGAGCTAAAGAAAAAAGATCTGGAGATAGCGACACAATTCGCCAATGATAGGGTAGGACTTTCTATAGATCATTACAAGAAAAGAGGTCAGGGTAGTTTAGATAAGATTACCCATGATATTACTACCGGAGCTTTAGGTGAGATAGGTATTGCCAGGGCTCTTAAACGACTAGGTATTAAATCTAGCAAACCGGATTTTAACGTATATGACACTAAAAAGAAAAGTTATGATGCTGACCTTACAGATAATTCTGGTAACAGATTTCATTGTAAATCACAATGCGTTGAGTCGGCTAATAAATATGGTAAGTCCTATATACTACAGTATGGTGGTAACGGTATGGGACATGTTGACAAACTATTCAGAAATGTTACTAATCGTGATTTTCTTATTCCTTGTCTTGTCGATGTGGAGAACATGGAAGTAATTATATACGGATGTATAAAAATAGAAACCATAGTTAAAAAAGAATTAATAAAGATGCCACGAGTGAAGTGGTTAGAATATAGTAAACGAGCTATATATCTAGAAGATCTATTTACTTTATCTTGGTATGAAAGATGGGGTAGACTAAAGAAGCAAAGTATGGTATAGTTAGATATGGGTTATTATTTCGGAGGGTAGCTTAGGCTTTAAACACACCCTCCAGATCCATTACAGGGAGACTCATGGAAGGAAAGAAGTTCGATACAGATAAACCACAATATGATTTAATAGATGCACATGCCCTAGAGGACCTAGCTAAGGTTCTAACTATTGGCGCACAAAAATATGATAGATATAACTGGAAGAATGTAGAACCTCATAGATATGAAGCTGCCTTACTTAGGCATATACAGGCATGGAGAATGGGGGAGAAGAAAGATCCAGAGACAGGATTACACCACATGGCTCATGCCTTAGCAAATGCTATGTTCTTATATTGTCATGATAATTTAGAACCAGTAGAAATTACTGATATAGAAGATAACGAAATATTTCTGTGATATTCCTTACTTTCCTAGCTTACTTGCACTTACAATCTTCTCTATGGTACGTCCTCCAACATAAGCACCTAAAAAGATCTCGGCTAACTTGTATAGTTCGGGACCTGGTTGACAAAGACCAAAAGAAGCCAACACAATAATAGTGACCAGGGCGGTCGAGCAGATGGGTCGCCACATGGCAACGAATGGATGAGGTGAATTAGCCTCTGCGATTAGCAATTTGTGTCGATACTCTGCCAGCTTACTTTCATAGTCCAGGATTCGGTCCTGTGCTTTTCCTTGTATGTTTGCCAGCTCATTCTTTAACGTAAGCTTTTCTTCATCAGAAGTATGTAGCTCGTCAATTATCTTTGCAGCTGGACTAAATATGTTACTTATAAAATCAAATAATCCCATTATAGATTCTTTAAATTGGCATCAGAAAAATCCCAGTTTTTCTTTTTCTTTTTCTTTTTTCTCTTTTCTTTCGCAGCTTCCGCAGGACTATTACTACTAGTCAGGTTATTAAAAAAGTTCTTTAGTTTACCGTAAGGAACGCCCTTAGCATGTTTTTTTGTTTTTTTCATTGTATCCCCTGTATGTGACTCATGAGTTGTTGTTTAGCTGCTTCTTTATCATTTTTCTGAGCAGACATTGCTTCTTCATTAAATTTAATATTTTTCTGTTCTTCTTCTTTTAAATAATTATCAAAAAAAGATTTTCTGGCAACAGAGGCAGCTCTTCTAGGATCAGATTCTTTTACCCTGTTTTCATGAAAAACTCTTTTAGTTTCATTACCCTTTTCGTCATTGTGTCTAGAGTCTACATGTAAATGATGATCTTCTTCTCCTACTCTTAAATGATGTTGTAGAGCTAATTTACCTAATTCCTTTATGTCCGAATCTTTTAAATTATTATCTCCAAAACCTATATCTAAAGCACCTCTATCATATTCTTTATTTTCCTTATCCGACATCATCTTAGCAGCTCTATTAATTAAAGCTTGATTAATAACATTTCCTGATTTACTTTTTTTAGACCCTTTTCTAACTTCTTCTTGAGTAACCCCATAATATTCTAGAGCATCCTCTAGATGTCCTTTCCACCCTAAATGATTTTTACTCTTACCTCCTGTTGTAATAAGAAGTTTTTTATTTAACTTTTTTTCTGCGGCTTGTATAAATCTTTCATAGTTACTAAGAATACCTTTATCTATTGTACCTGTCTCAGATACTTCAATAGAATGATCATGGTCATCATGACTACTAGCGGGTTGTCTGACTGGTTTCTTAACAGGTTTCTTAGCTACCTTTTTCTTAGCTACCTTTTTCTTAGCTACTGATTTAGATAACCTTTTATTATAACTAATATCAGGTCCAAACTTCTTTCCTATCATACTACTTCCCTTTGTATTTACCTTGACTAGCACCTGTACCATCCCCAGTATTAGCACTATTCTTAAGCTTACGTTTAGCAGCTTCTTTACGCATCTCTTTATCATGTTCTTGTTTAGCCTTCATACCCTTAATCTTACTATCATAAGCAGCATCATCTATCTTACCTTGTTCTAATTTAGCTTTAATCTCTTCAGCTTTTTGCGCATCTCTAGCAGCTATACTACCTAATCCAGCAGCGCCTCCACCCAAACTTGCGATCTTAATTAATGTGTCATGTTTTCTCATAGCCTCTCCGTTAGATAAAGTGTAATTGCTGCGATGCATCCTAAGAGTAGTAAAATGAAGCGGACGTTTTCACGTAGCCATTTCCATACTACTAGAGGTTGAAGTAGTTCTGTATTAGATGCTACTTTGTCTTCGAGCAAGTCAGTTCTCTTGATATGATATTTTATATCTTGTTCCATACGAATCTGAGATTCCCTTATAACTTTAATGTCTTGCTCTATTTCTTTCATATTAATACTCTGGGTTTCTCAGTTTATCTCTAACCCTCTGATAGACCGGAGTTTCGAAAGCGGTTGTGGTACTCTCGCCTTCTTCATCTGGATTAATCATTTTAGTAGGTATTACAGAATCTGATTTAAATTTTTGTTCCATTTTCATACGTTGTCTAGCGTTAGGTACATTTTGTTTAATCCATGTAGATACTTGCTGTTTATCTGTTGCGGTGTAAGCTTTTCCATTAAAACCTATACCAGGAGCCATCTGAGCAGTAATACCTATAGTACCTCCCATAATCTCTCCTATCTTTTTATCATTCTTAGCTCTTATAGCCTTATCTAATGTAGCAGCCATCTCAGGATCTGCTGCACTTATAACAGTTAAGATAGAATCTTTTCTTAGGAGTAAAGCATCCATACTTCTTTCCATTGGCTCCTCAGATAAATCTACATGAGCTATACCACTAGCAATCTCTTCATGAAAAGCGTCTGAAGATACAGTAGCTGCTTGAGCAATACTGGCAGCAATCTTAGAATATGCCTCTGGATTCGCCTTTAGTCCCCTAACTAATTTAGATATTCCCTTAGCTGCAATAGCGTGTGTTTGAGGGGCTTTAGCCAATACAGTTAATCCTGTAAGTACACCTGCCGCAATTGGCATATCGACTCCTAATGAGTGGTGAGCTGCCAAAGCTCCTACAGAACTATATGCACTAGCTTTTAAAAATAGTTGTGTAGCAAAGTTAGCTGAGTTACTAGTTTTAGATCTTATTACCAAAGCCTCCTCTACCTTATCTAAATTCTTAAATCTATCAGCTGCCTTTCTAAATGAGCTATAACTCTTTTCAGGTAAAGCTTTTTTTACATGTGAATCTATAGTAGAATGTAATTCATTAGCTAAACTTTTAAGATGACTAGCATATTTAAAACTTTTATTTGCTTTTAATTCAGAGATCTCATCAAATAAATCTACCTTAGCTTGCTGTAATGTTGAAGCATCAGCCATTTGTAATTTTTTAGGATATACTAATTTTCCTGATTTAAGTACTGTAGGAGAACTAAGTAGATCATCAGCATAAAATAGATTATCTATATAAGCAGATAATTTTTCAAGACTCTGCCTTCTTTTAGGGGAAATTTGTTTACCACTATTTAGAACAGGATCTATTAATTTTCTTTTTAAACTAGCATGGATACGTGAACCATCTACAGGGATTGCCTCAGCAGACGTAGAAATAAGGTTACCAATTTCCTCTCCTGATTCTTTAAGAGCCATTCTTGTAGACTCAACCGCTTCATCAACAGTTTGTAGAGGACTTAGAACTGACTTACCATCAGCCTTTTTATAAGTAAGTACTTCAGTAGCCCACTCTCCCATTTTCTTTTCTTTTAATTTATCTTGTACGTTTAGCTTAGATAGTTTGGCACTACCTGAGGCACCTCTTAAAAAGGTTAAAAATCTATCTCCTGTCCACTCCTGTACTTTCTCTGTTACAGCACCTAAAATTTTAGGACTGGCTATTTGACCCGCCATACCTACGGCACCTTCCATCTGGGCTCCTTTCATACCAGCATCTAGTCTGCCCCCTAGCGTCTCAGCTTCTGATCTACCTGCTCCATGCATAAACCCCGTAACAGCTA